TCAATCTTGGTATTGAAAACCAAATATTTTTACCTAACATTGGTATGTCGTGTGGCACCTGTGGCGTAAAGGAGTATTGTTTCGCCGTCGGTGGCCAACTAGCAGAAATCTATGACCCGTTAGCAGGTATAAAATGACAGAACGTTGGAAACTTCCAAACCAAGAAGTCATGGAAGAAGCATTAGAACTAATTGCACGGATGCAAAAGCACGAGCAGTTGACTTTACTAGAACGTGAAAACAAACAGTTAAAACATGAAGTATTTTTTTTAAGAGAACATATAAGAAACCTAGTAACCAAACAGAAAGAGGAATAACAAATGGCAACAGAAGGAACCAAGTTCCAAGTCAACTTCAAGTTGGCTGACGGAACACTCGTCAACATCTATGCAGCTACATCAGCAGAACTTGAGACTGGTCTTGCTACCATCCAAGATAGTTCAGCTCTTATCAACTCAGTATCAGCATCACTTGCTAGTGCTGGAGCAGTCCGTGCATTAGCACAAGGCTTGGGTGCAACCCCTGCCTACGCAGCACCAGCTGCTCCTGCTTATGCACCACCAGCAGCACCTGCTGCTTATGCACCACCAGTACAGACTCCTGATGGACATTGTAAGCACGGTGAACTTGTGTGGCGTGAGTCAAAGCCTGGAGCGCCGAAGGCATGGAAGGGCTGGTTCTGCCCATCCGCTAAAGGAACTCCAGACCAGTGCGAGCCTAAGTTTGTTAGATAACCTAGGTGCTGTCACTTACCCAAGCGGCAGCGAAAAGCACTAACGATCATCAGTTACTGCCAGACCTATTCCCTTCACTACAAAGCGAGGGGATTAGGTTTCGCAGAGGACAGTTGACAATGATAGCTGGCGCACCTAACGCTGGTAAATCACTCATAGCCCTTTGGATGGCGGTGAAGATGCAAGTGCCTACGCTTTACATATCCGCAGATACAGATTCTTACACCACTGCAATTCGTGCCGCAGCAATGATTACTGGTCACCAAGTCGCCACAGTAGAAGAAGCATTTACCACTGGTGCAGGCAAAGAGTTTTACGAGAACGAGCTGGTAAGTGTTTCCCACTTGCAGTTTGACTGCGCCCCAAGCCCAACACTTGATGAGATTGATCTTGCTATCCGTGCCTACGGAGAAGCATATGGAGAATATCCACACATGATTATCGTGGATAACGCAATGAACGTAGTTTCAATGCACAACGATGAATGGTCTGGGCTTCGTGAGATCGCCAAGGCTATGCACCATATCGCTCGTGAGACAGATGCAGGAGTGCTACTACTTCACCATACAAGTGAAGCAGAAGGAAAGCCTGATATTCCCCCAAGCCGTAAGGCTATTCAAGGCAAGATTGCACAGCTGCCAGAAATGATCTTGACCGTGGCGTTAGTGCCATACTCAGGTGAGTTCCGAGTAGCAGTTGTGAAGAATCGCTTTGGCAAACACAGTGCTACTGGCGATAAGTACATTACACTGTGGGCAGATGCAAGCCGTATGTCTATCTATGGGGATAGATCATCGGCCTTTGTTGCACAGACTTGGAGTGGCATACGGTGAGTACATACGGAAAGCGTAAAGGTTCGGCCTTTGAGACGGGCATACTCAAATGGCTTCGTGGCAAGGGTGTAGCGGCTGAAAGGCTTAGGTTGGCTGGTAAAGACGATGAAGGCGACATCGTTTGCATGGTCGCTGGACAGCCCTACATCTTTGAATTAAAGGCTACGGTTAAGATGGATCTCCCACAGTTCTGGCGTGAGGCTTGTGTTGAAGCAGCTAACTACGCTAAGGCTCGTGGGCTAGATGCAGTGCCACCAGCATATGTAATAGTCAAACGCCGTATGGCAGGGCTAGATCAGAGCTGGGTTATCCAAGACCTTAACCAATGGCTTAATACACAAGGGGTAATGGAATGAATGATTCAGCACGTTTTAAGGATAGCGACGTAGAAGTAATAATTAACAATGAGGAAGCATTGACAACAAGACTCAGAGAGGCTTGGGCTATAGTTGATAAACACAAAATTGAAATTGCGGAGTTAAAGGCACAGGTAAAGATTCTTAAAGAAGTAATCTCGGAGTCTCGTGGTTACTAAGCCTGACATAGCTTTAGTGTTAGAACACTATGGCCTTAACGTGATAGATAAGCACGGCTGGGTTCCTTGCAAGTGTGTCATCCATGATGATACTCAAGCAAGTGCGGCCTATAACTTAGACAATCAGGCATACAACTGCCTTGTATGTCAGGTACTTGGAGATGTATACACATTAGTGCAAGCAAAAGAAGGGCTAGATTTCAAAGATGCTAAACGCAAAGCAGAGACAATCACTAACGGAAGCAGCCGAAAGATACTCCAGCAATCTCACACCACAGGCAGCCTCTTACCTCGCGGGACGGGGACTAACCAAGGAAGTGGCAAATACATTCCTTCTTGGAAGCGTAGTAGAGCCTAGTGCTGGGCATGAACACGCTACAGGTATGCTTTCCATCCCTTATATTACTCCCGCTGGTGTGGTGGGTATCAAGTTTAGGAGATTAGATGACGGTACGCCTAAGTACATATGGCCGACAGGTCAAAAGATCGGTCTATTTAATGTTAATGATCTTCATAAGCACAGTGACACTATTGCCATTTGCGAAGGGGAGATTGACACCATTGTATTATCGGGCATGGTTCAGATACCAGCTGTTGGAGTCGCAGGGGTCAGCCAATGGAAGCCTTGGTTTAGCAAGCTGTTTGAGGCATACTCCAGGATCCTTGTGGTGTCTGATAACGACGTTAAGGAAGATGGAAGAAACCCAGGACAAGAATTGGCGAAACGGATTAAGGAAGAATTAGACCGAGCCATCATTATCCACCTACCAGACAACAAAGACATCAACGATTGTTTTCTGAACCTTGGTCCCGACTGGCTACGTGATAGACTTGCGGCCTAATGAACAAGCCAAAGTTTGTCCGCATTGCAGGGCAGAAGTATAGGATCAGGTATGATCTTGAAGACCCTGATGCTTATGGCATGACTGATTCAGCTACCAATACAATACAAATCCGTGCCAATCTGCCTGAAGATAAGATGATCCGCATTTTCATGCACGAGTTGACCCATGCAGTTATCTTTGAAACAACGATGTCTACTCGCAAACGCTTTGATATTGAAGAAGTCTGCGACATAGTTGGCTATCATATCTTTACCGCATTGAAAGATAACCCAGAGATAGTTGAGTATATTCTAAGGGAGATAGTAGACGAAGCGGACGATGCCTGAGTTTATCGGCGGACCTAAAGATGGCGCACGTGTACCAGATATGTTGTGGGTTTTAGATGTCATTGAGATGGAACATCGGTTGTCCGATGGGCAAGTTTTGATTTATACGTATACGCTAGATGAAGATTCAAAGAATTGGATATTCAATGGACAAATACAGGGGGAGATCAATGAATGAGCGAGGATATGGAATTAGCAATCAAGTTGATTCAATCAATTGGGCTGAAAGTTACGTCAATAGACAAGACAACAAACCAGCTGATCGTTCAGATTCCGATTTCGCGGCCCACGTCTGGGAGATAATGGATGAGATCGGTAATCTCCTTATCACGAAACAGGCTGACTATGGCCCTGGTAATATTAACAATGCCTTTGGCGGTCCTATTAACGGCTTGTTGGTGCGTATTGGCGATAAGTTTGAACGTCTTAAAAATCTGTACAAAGGCAGTAAGAAACCTCAGCACGAGCCTATTGAAGATTCTTTTAAGGACATGGCAAACTATGCAGTTATAGCTCTAATGATTGAGCGGGGTAAGTGGCCTAAGTAATGGACATTGACAAGGCTAAAGAGAAGATTGAGTCAGCTAAGACGTCCCTTCCAGTAGGTCATAAAGACACCGACTGGATGGAAGGCTTTAACGCTGGGCTTGATTGGGCCTTGCGTATCCTCAACGGAGACAAGAGTGCTTCCTAATGGTCAAGAAAATATCCTATGAGGATAAGCGTAAGCACAACTACAAGACCCGCTACAAGATCACGGTTGAAGAATATGACGCTCTCCTTGTTAAACAAAACGGCGTCTGCGCCATATGCGAAAAGCCTGAGAACCTGACAAAAGATGGTAAACTACACACACTGGCTGTAGACCACAACCATGAAACTTTACAGGTACGGGGGTTGCTTTGTATGAATTGCAACACACGCCTGGGTTACTTTGAGGGCAGAAACCTACTCAACCGTATGGTTGCCTACCTTATGAGGCAGATCTGATGGTTGAACCAATCCGCCAAGTATCAGGTGATGGTACTCGTGAGCAGAAGGTGGCTCACTACCTCTCCGAGACTTACTCGTGGGACCTCTACGGTACACCAAAGTACTACTTCATAGACTTCCTTGTCAATAAAAATCATGGCAATGGATACGCCAACTACATCGGCGGGCTTGAAGTGAAGTGGATGAAGCGTCCAGTAAACTCTGAGGTTAAGTTCCCATACCAGAAGCTCCAACAGATATGGCTCACAGAGCCTACAACGGACCGCCCAGACGCTTTCAACCGCATCTGCATCCGTTATACCGATGCGCTATTGCTCATCCCAGCACACGTCCTGCGGTGCTTAGACCCTATCTTTGGCTTGACTCGTGCCGATACAAACGAGCATGACTTTAACGTCCACTTTAATGCTGCTATTGATTTCCCAGATTACATACTGCCAGTGGTGATTGATGAGTAGCGAACTTCCACAAGAGGCAGTAGACATTGCATCCCAAGTGGCTCGCATTGTCCATCGTAAATACCACCCATACTTTGACGTGGCTGATGTACGCCAGGAGTTGTTGGTCTGGTGTGTGCGTAGGCAGGACAAGATTACTCAGTGGCTTAACCCCGATCAGAAGCCAGAGGAACTCAAGTCTGGCATTAAGCATTTAGGTAAGACTCTTACCCGCCAAGCGGACAAGTACTGTCGCCGTGCTAAGGCACAGAAGCTAGGCTACGAGATCCGTGATGAGCATTACTACTCCATTCCTACCCTGGAAGATATGCTCCCGTTGATCTGGTCGCCAGTCATTGAGACTCGTGCGGCTAACGATGGGGAAGTTGTAACAGGTGGGGGTAACCCTGCCGAGGGTGGCAACTACATCATCCAACTCTTTGACGTACGCCGTGCGGTACATAAGCTAGACCCATCAGACCAGTTGGTATTGCAGTTGAAGTATTATGAGAACCATAACTTTACCGAGATGGCAGAGCTGTTGCAGTGTTCAGATACAACTGCTCACCGTAAAGTAACTGGCGCATTAAGACGACTGCACTTCTCATTAGGCGGGGACAACCCATTTGGAAAGGGTGAGGAATGACCAAGAAGATACCTATTCACGATGCTGATTGCTATACCGAGATACGCAAGGTGCCAGATCATTCATACATGGAGTTGATTTGGAATTGTGTGGAGAAGTGTCCGATAGGTGGCGAACGTGCCACAGTATGATTACCTTTGTGCTACCTGCGGTGGCGTCCAGACTTTAGAACGTAGCATCCATGCTGAGGCGGTAGATCCAGTCTGCTGCCAGCAGTCAATGGGTCGCAAGTATGACTCCCCTGCTATCCAGTGGAACGCATCAGGCTTCTATAACAATACGCCATAGCTTTGCATTAGGGGAAGATGCAAAAGATAAAGCCACCGTTTTTACGCGGTGGCTTTTGTCTTGCCGCTCAACCTCACGGACAGGGAGCAGGCTATTGATCGGCGGAAAGGACTAGAAACT